GAAATTTTCTCCATCTGGGTCTAAATCAAAATCACTTGATTCTATAAATGCAGTAAAATCATCACCATCATCACCATGACCTATTTCATGTCTAAAAATATAGTTATTATTATCTGTGCTGCTATTTTTACTTGCAGCTATAGGATTTGTTAGTATTAATGCTTGATCCCAAGCTGTTCTCACAAAATTATCTGCAGTAGTTCCTATAGACCATACTTGTTCTAAATAATTATATAAAACATATCTATCTACTTCTGAGCTATCTTTTGAAGGATAAAACCACATAATCTCATTAGCACCATCATTTACAGCACCAAATATCTTAAATGCTTGTCCTTGATTAAGATCACTTAAAACATAATCTAAAACTGTGCATGGCAATCTTTGTGCAGAACCTGAGTAGACATAAAATCCACCATTATCCATAAAATAAACACTATTATTTGCACTAACTGCTGCATTTGGAGATATTAAAGAAGGACCTTGTGCAACTTCATTAAAAGAAAAAACAAATGGTGCTCCTACAAACCTCATAGAGATAATACCTGCATCTGTCCAAATAAGTATTTCTTGCCTTGTTTGTAAAGCTCCTATGATTGTAGAACCCATAGATAGTTGTACTCCACCAGCTTGATTAGTTGCAGTTGGTGTCCAATCAGTAATACTTTCTGTATCTGAAAATCTTACTAATAAAGGGTCTAAATTTGATGATCCTACAGGATTACAGCCAAAAGTAATAACATGACGATCTACATCAGAAACCATTGTTTGTAAAGCTATTGTAGGTACATCACTAGCTCCAGCTTTTGTTGTTACATTTACTGCTCTAGTGCTAGTTCCTGATGATTCATCCCAATAAAAAAGACCACCAGCTCTTGGGTTTAAAACTGTGTCATCACCAAAATTATCTATTGACCACAATCTAAGTTGATTAGCAAAAGATAAAGTTGTTGTAGAACCCCAAGTTCCAGCACCCCATGTCCCTGCTCCCCATCCTGTAGATGTAACATATGAATCTAAACCAGAATTAATTTGATATACAGCATCTGCTGCAGAACCACCATTACCAGTATCACTAGAATTTGCAGTAGCTGTTGCAGTAAATGTAAAAGTATTATCATTTGGAACACTTGTAATTTGATGTTCTTGATTTAAAACTGTAGCAGTAATATTGCCACCCAAACTTACAGCTTCACTTATAGTTACAAAATCACCAGTCACAGCTCCATGACTACTATCAGTTGCAGTTATTGTTGTAGACCCATTAGTAGCTGCAAAAGTTATTCCATTTGTAGTTGTAGCTCTTATTGGAGTTATATCAGCATACTCTTGACCTTCTAATACATAGAATTTTTGATGTGTGCCTAGAGTTATATAATTTGTACCACTAGCAGCTTTATAAGAATAAATTTTTCTTGATGTGCCAATAAAACTATTAGTACTTTGTTTTTGCCAACCACCTATTCTTTCAGGTCTACCTTTACGAAATCTAACTTTATCTGCATCAAACCAGCCACCTTCATTGCTATAATTAGTGCCTTCTTTATTTATCCCTGGTCTAAATACATACTTTCTTAATGGCATATTTAAACCTCATGCCATTCTTTACCTTCAAATAGTAAAGATTCTGCTAATCTTCTTCTTTCTAAACCTGGCAAAACTACTTTTTCTCCATTTACTCTTGCTTTATTCCATTTACGCATTTGGTGTGGAACTTCATCTTTTTTATTTTCGTTTAAAACTCTTAACATAGTGCTACTATTTAGATTTGTAGGACCTAAGTTATAAGTCCAAGCCACTAAAGCATCAAATTCATTTTGTTCTAATGGTACAGTTATAGCATCATTTACATAAGAACCATAGACTGGTAATTCTTCTTTTAACCATTCTTCTGCTTGTTCTTGTGTACAAGTATCGCCTTCTTTTACATTTTTAATTCTGCCAAATCCTATTGTCCATTTTCCTGCAGCACACTTGTAGGCTTTAAACTCACAACCCTCAAACTTTTTTATTAAGCTTATACCTTCTTGTGAAATATTCATATTAGTTCTCCTCTTGTTTTGTAGTAACTTCTCTGTAATACACCACAACATCTTTTAATTCTGTTATGTATCGTTTAATTTCTTGCATATTGTATGCCATGACTTCATAATCAGGGACAGTCATAGCTAAAAATACCAACTCTCCCTCTTGATTCTCTATAACTTTAAACTGTTCTTCAAAGTTTTCTGGTGTTATTGTCAACCATCTTACTTCCTTTAAATCAATTTCTCTTGGCATAACAGGCTGAATAATAGTCCTGTCCATAGGTTTTGCAGTAACTTCTATTTGTTTAGTTGGAATTAGGCTGCAACTGCAAACCATCATCAAGATCGTCAACTGTAACGCTGATTTTCTCAATATCTTCCATAATGTGTTTTGTACCATTATTTATCTTCCTTTGCATTTCTGTAGGATCAGTTAATATTTTTGCTGTTAATTGATAATTCTGTATAAATTGAGTATATCTATTAAGCTCTCGTTGTGCTTCTTGACTTTTCTTAGTCATATCCTGCAGTTGTGTAGTTTGTAAAGCAAAATCATTTTGTAAAGTTTCTATTGCTTCTTCTTGTGTAGCTATTGCTCCTTCTAAAGCAATATTATTTGCTTTTAAAGTATTGTTTTCTTGATATAACCAATAACTACTTAAACCTAAAATTAATATTATTCCTATTAATATTTGTTGCACTACATATCCTCTATAATATAATTTAAACCTGCTGCACTTCTATATTCTACTATTTTATCTTCTTCATCTCTAAATTTAAGATGTTTTTCTTTTTGTATAATTATTTTTTTAGCAACATAATTTCTATCATCTGCATCACCATATTCTTTATTAAAAGAAACAGTAACTTTATATCTAGTTCTAAATAAACTTAAAATCCAATCTAATAATAATTTTAGTTTTAATTCCATGTATATATTGTTACCTTTTTTTGTTTACCTTTAACAGATATTGGTTTTAATAACTTTAACTTATGTTTACATTCTTTCTTTGTAGAATAACCTATGACTATATCTTCTCCAACTTCTTTAGTAGAGCTTTCTAATCTAGCTGCAAGATTAACAGCATCACCTATAGCTGTATAATCAAACCTTGTTTCGCTTCCCATATTGCCTACAACAGCATATCCAGTATTAACACCTATGCCAATTTCAACACCTAAATTTGCTTGTTTTATATTATCTTGTATTTCTTTAGCACAATTAACAGCAACAGTTTCATGTTCTTCTAAATCTATTGGAGCATTAAATATAGCCATCATTGCATCACCAATATATTTATCTACCATACCACCATACTTTTTAACTGCATCTGCTTGTATTGTTAAAGCTTTGTTCATTATATTTGTTACTTCTTCAGGTTCTAATTTTTCAGACATAGAGGTAAATCCTCTTACATCTGTAAATAAAAACGTGCAATATCTACGTTCTCCACCTAATACTAAAGAACTTGGATCATCTTGTAGTTTTTTAACTTGTCTTGGATCAAGGTAGTGTTCAAATTGTTTTTTAATTTGCTGTCTTAGTTTGTATTGTTCTCTAAATCGTAAATAAAAACCTATAGAAGCAGTTATAAATTGAGATATTAAAGTCCAACTAACATCTATAAGTATTCCACGCTGTATTAAATAGTATCCAGAAAATATTGTTAATAAAAATAATAGACTGGTAAATGTTATTCCTAGCGTTATTCCAAAAATATTTATTAAAAACCAAACAAAAGTTACTGTTATCACTAGAATTAATAATTCAACAGCTAAATGCCAGTCAGGAATATAAGGACTATCTTGTATTAAAATAGATTCTGCTAATGCAGCTTGTATTTTATGTGGCTCTAATAAACCCACAGGTGTTGCTATCTGCGGCATAACACCAGATGCAGTAACACCAACAATAACAAACTTACCATTAACTTCCATTTCTTGTAGGTCTGTTTGTGGCGTATCTACCCAACTTATCCACTTACGACCTAAAGTATCTGTTTTAACTGGTGGTATTCCTCGTATTGATATTTCCTCTATACCATTATCATTAGTCTTTATAATGTATGTTTTAACATCAAATATTGATTTATATATTTGTGTACCAAAACTAGGAATCCATTGATTTTCTGGAGTTTTAACTAAAAGAGGTATTCTTCTTACAAGTTGATCTACCTCTGTGGGAGCAATGGCTAGACCCTGCAATGTATTATCTGTAAGAGTGTTCAGGTTTTCCTTAACTCCCAAACTTACTATACCACCATTATCTTTACCTTTCACCACTGTTCCTGCAGGCTTGGGATAATTACCTTTACCATCTTCAAACATGGCTATTACTGAAGGTGCATAACCTAATGATCTAGCAAAATCTTCATCACCACCAAATCTATCAGCTTGTGGAAATGATATTGCCCAACCAACTCCTATAGCACCCTTAGATAATAATTGTAAATTTATCTCTGCAAGTCTTTGTCTTGGTAAAGGATAACCACCTTCAATCTCTACATCTTCTTCAGTTATATTTAATATTACAAAATTACCTGATGGTTCTGGTGTTTCTATTAGAGCATCATATACTCTAAGTTTTAATATCTCTGTTGGTGTTAATTGATATATTAATGGTAATAATAATATTACAACTATAGGTAATATAAGTTTTTTCATTAGCTTTCCTGTTTAATTCTTATAATACTGCTACTGCCACCATTTATTTTTATAGTTCTTGATACACCATCTTGTATTAAAATAACTGTATAACTACCACCAGAATCTATATCTATTCTAGCTGTATTATTAACGCTTCTTAAAACAGTTAATTTTTCACCTGTAACAAAAGTAGTTATTTGTGTTTCAGTATCTTGACCAAACTTAGTACCTGCAATAGATAAAGATGTTACATCAGCTTGTAATTCTTCTTGTTCATCTTCTATATTTAATTCATCTATTACATCTAACAAATCTTCAAGAAAATTTACATCTAAATAATTTATATCAAGCTCAGTAAATTCTAAATCAGATTCACTATCTAAAAAATCTTCTTCTAAATAATCAATATCTAAATCATTAAAATCTAAAATACTATTTGATTGTGAAACAACTTCTTCTTGTTCTATTTCTTTTTCTTCAGGTGGTGACACTATTAATATGTTATCAATTAAATCTAAAGATAAATCTAATATTACTGGCTTGCTTGGTGCATTTTCAAACACGGAAACTGTAGTTGCTTCAAAGGGTTTATTAAGTATGACACTTCCTGTTGCAGTTATTACTTCTATTTCTCCACTAGATAAACCATATTTATCTGGCAAAAGTATTATTAATGATTCACCTAACTCATTCACTGTAGCTGTAAAATCCGTGCCTCTTATAGCAATATTAGCTGTAGGTGTTTTTAAAGATATATTTTTTTTATTAAGTTTATCTATATTACCAGAAATAAATCTAGTTGTTCCAATAGCAAATGTAAGTGCCATTTTAGATTTGCTTGGGTCTGGATCGTATATATACTCGTCTATTAATAATTGACTGTGTTCTGTAAGTCTAACTGTAGAATCATCAAGGAACGTAATAGCCAAACGCCCATTTGATGTTATGGCTTCATCATTGCTTTGAATATCAAAATCTACAATAGCATCAAAGGGTTTATCCCTTACTATTTGTGCATTACCTCTTAGCTCAGAGATATCACCTATATTAGCAACTTGCTGTGCCTGAATCGTCTTGAACGATACAGATGCTACTATTAGAAGTGTTAGTAATGAGTTTGAGATAATCTCTTGCCAGTGTAGATGATTGCGTAATATCAATAGTATTTGTGCTGCCATCTAAATCTAAGTAAAAATATCCAGAATCTGATGATGTATTTCCACCATAACCACTCCCTGAAAAGTTAATTGTATTAGTGCTACCATTTACATCAAGATAATTAATGGCATTAGCATAATCAATGTCAAAATCAAAATCATTACTATCTCCTGTTATAATCCAATCAAGATCAAGATAAGATGAATCTGCATTTTCTGCTATAGCTATATC